CGTGCGGACCTGCAGCCGAGTTGTCTCCGACGGCAGACGGTCACCGTCATCATCCTTCGGCCGGTAGCTGCGCGAGATACCTGACAGCTTCGCCTGGTTCTGCAGCAGGTGGTGCGCATCGGTCAGGGCACGGTAGCTGCGTGCCTTGGTGCCCTTCTCGATGGCCAGGATCTGATGTAGCTCAGTCATGTTGTTCCTCAGATTGGAGTTGAAAGTAGCGGGGGCCAGTCGTTTGCGCTTGATGGGCTCCACCAATAGACGAGCCCCCGCTACACAAAGGGAAACCGACAAGTCGCCCCTTTGTGTGGATCCAGCAGGACTTGAACCTGCGACCGTTGGCTTAAGAGGCCACTGCTCTACCAGCTGAGCTACGGATCCGGGTGGAGGTGCTTTCTGACAACCAGGGTTTTCGCTCCTCCTGACCTGGCCGTCCCGGTGACATGCCACCGGTCGGTGTTGCTTTGTCGTAGATCCAGCAGGACTTGAACCTGCGACCGGTGGTATATAAGACCACTGCTCTCACCAGCTGAGCTATGGATCCGTGCGCACGGAGACAGGTTAGCTAGAGGAAGAGGACTCCCTCGCCGGCTACATCATCGAATGGGTCGCACGACCTGCAGATTTTGTTTATTTGGCATCTCTGTCTCCGTGTGACTCAACACTAACCTCCCCACCCCTGGGGTGCAACCAGATTCTGTTCACTGACAGCGAAAGCGCCTAATGTGGACACATGCCACGGATCACCGCGCAAGGGTTGAAGCGGTTCAACCTCATCATGACTGTCGTGTGGGTCCTGCTGGCCATCCCCACGGTCACCTCGTGGCGGGACTCCCTGCTCTGGATCGCGTTCATGTCCGTGTGGAACAACGTGTTCACCCACTTCAGCGCCTGGGTCAGCAGCCGGGCCGAGGTCGCGTCCAACGGGGAGAAGTAGATGGGACTATCCCTGGCGCAGCGGGTAGCGAAACTGCCCGCGTTCGAGCGGGACACCTGGATCCACTCACTCCCCCTCAAAATGCTGGAGGAGATCAACCGGGGTGAGTGGTGGTGGACAGCCCGCCCAGAGCAGGTCCCACCACCAGGGAACTGGCTCGTTGCACTGGCACTGGCTGGGCGTGGATGGGGGAAGTCCAGAGCTGGGGCTGAATGGCTGGTAGAGAAAGTGCTCCAGCACCCATTCGACCGGAACGGTCAGCCAACCGAGTGGCTCCTCATTGGCGAAACGCTCGCGGACACACGAACCATCTGTATGGAAGGACCAGCAGGACTCCTGCGCGTCCTTACCCGGCGCGGGGTTGACTTCAGGTACAAGCAGTCCCCGAGGCCAATGGTCCTCTTCCCGGATGGGTCCCGCATCTACGCCGAAGGCGCGGACGACGAGGACGTGGGGCGCGGCTATAACGCGGCCGGTGCGTGGGTTGACGAGATCTGCAAGTGGCCTAAGTCGTATGAGAGCTGGTATGAGGGGATCCTGCCTTCCTTGCGTACCGACCTGATTGACGACCATCCCCGCTGCTTCGCCACCACCACACCGAAGCCGATCAAACTGCTTCAGGAGTGGGTGAAGCGCGACGACGGGACCATCCACATCATGGGTGGGTCCACGTTCGACAACGCCACCAACCTGTCCGCGCATGTGCTGCGGGAGCTGAAGGTCCGGTACGGCAACTCCGACCTGGGTCAGCAGGAGTTGTACGGGAAGCTACTGGAACTGGGGGCCGGTGGACTATTCAAACGGATGGACATAGTCAAGGGCCGAGTCACTGAGATCCCGACCGACATCGTCAGCACCATTGTTGGCGTCGACCCGAACCTGACTGGTGAAGACGACCTGTTCGGGATTGTCGTGGTTGCGCGGACCGTGAACAACGATCTCTATGTACTTGAAGATGCCAGCGTGGAGCAGAGTGGTCGCACAGCAGCCTTGGCAGCCTGGCGCGCAATGGCTAAATGGGGGGCGGACACCCTCGTGTACGAAGAGAACCTGGGTAAAAGGTATCTGGCGGAGGTACTCCAGGATGCCTATAAGGAATCGGTAGCTCTGGGTCTCTTCCCTGAACATAGCTCCCCTTCTATGTATCCTGTGCACGCGAAACATGGCAAACGGACAAGAGCTGAACCGGTAGCCATGCGCTGCGAACAGGGACGGCTACACATGGTCGGTGAATGGGACGACCTGGAAACTGAGATGACCATGTTCGATCCCGAGTCCACAAGGGAATCCCCCGACCGGATGGATGCCCTTGTTCACGGCTGCCTCCACCTGATGCGCGGAGAGCGTCGGATCATGAAGATCGCTCAGCCCTCCGCGCAGGAGTGGTCGCTGGGTCAGGAGTTCTACGACCTGTCCCAGCTCCAGCCGCAGTGGTAGGTCGTGCGGGTAGAGCCGTGTCGGTTCGGGTGGTCGGTCTCGGAACGGTTCGGAGAGGCTTGGCTTGTCGGAGGTGACATGGTGCGGCTCGGAGTGTGGAGTCCTGATGGGTCGGTGGGGCAGGACAAGTAATGACGAGTCGGTATCGGTCCGGGTTGGCCTGATATGGATTGTCACGTCGGACAGGTCGGAGGTGTGACGGCATGCAGAGGGAAGTCGGACTTGGTAGGACGTGATATGGGTGGGCATGTCGGCGGGGAAGAGTGTCGGCAAGAGATGACGTGTCTTCGTCACCCTACCCCTCCCCATGTAATGTCCAAAATGTTAAAGCCGCGCGGTATCTACCCCTTGTGGTCTTGGTCCCGTTAGAGTAGTAAACGTGCTGGTACTCGTCCTCTTCGCGGCTTCTCTCGCAGCAGCCCGACTCGCTCGGCTCGTCGCCGATGACGTGATCATGGCGTGGTTCCGGCGCATGATTGTCAACCGCTACGGATCCACCGGCTGGCAGACGAAACTGGTTCACTGCGCGCCCTGGTGTATGTCCATGTGGTTCTCCGTCCTGCTGCCTGTTGCCGTGTTCTGGCACAACCAGTGGGTACTCGCAGCTTTCTCCATCCCTGCCGGGTCCATGGCGGCAGCCATTTTCCTTCGCATGGCTGACAGGGAGTAGTACATGGGAATCCGCCGGCCCAAGGCCCCAGCTGCCGCACCGGAACCGGAACTCCACGAATCTGAGATGACCTCGCTGATCGCCAGCGCCGCCCGCATCCGCAACATTGACGGGCAGGGATGGCGGACCTATCGCTTCGGGGATGACTCGTGGCAGCAGGAAGTGTGGCGTCTCTACGACATCATCGGTGAGCTTCGATTCGCTGCGAACTGGATCGGATCCGCCTGCAGTAGGGTCCGCATTTATGTGGCTGAAGTTGACAAGAACGGTCGCGTCCAACAGGAGACCAAGAAGCCGAAGGTCGCCGCAATTGCGGAGAACATGTTCGGTTCCCCGGCGGCACAGTCGGAAGCGCTGCGGATGCTCGGGATCAATCTTACGGTCGCCGGTGACTGTTACATCGTGGGTCGAGGCGCTGTCCGTGACAATGAAGCTGACGAGTGGTACATCGTTAGCTGCTCAGAACTCAAGCGGTGGAACGGTAACGTTCAACAGCTCTACCCTGACGGGACTAAGGAATCCCTCGACCTTGACAAAGACATTGTCATTCGAGTGTGGACACCCCATCCCCGGAGATCCCTCTGGGCGGATTCTCCTACCCGGGCTGCAATGCCCATGCTCTGGGAGATTGAGCGACTAACCCGGTACGTCTTCGCCCAGATCGATTCCCGACTGATCTCCGCCGGCATGGTTCCGATCCCGAAGGAAGCCAGCTTCCCGGACGATGGCAACGACGTCACCATCCCAGGCGCTGAAGGTCTTACCCAGGCGATGATGAAAGCTGGCTCCCGCTCCCTGAAGGGTGAGGGGACGGCAGCAGGTGTCGTGCCCATGTTCGTCGAGGTACCGATGGATGCCCTCGGCAAGATCGAGATGGTCACCTTCGGCTCGGACCTCAGTAAGCAGGCGCTTGACCTCCGCGCGGAGGCTATTCGCCGCTTTGCTCTCGCCATGGATATCGCGCCAGAGATTCTCACAGGTACCGGCGATGCGAACCACTGGTCCGCCTGGCACGTCGAAGAGGCGAACATAAAGATCCACATTGAGCCTCTCATGACGCGCATCTGCGACGCGCTGACAACGGCTTACCTGACCCCCGCGTTGAAGGCGATCAAGGAAGACCCGGATCGGTTCGTCTTCTGGTTCGACACCGCACCGTTGACCGTACGCCCGGAGCGGTTGAAGGACGCCCTCAACCTGAACGAGAAGCACATCATCTCGGACGAAGCGGTCATCCTTGCTGGTGACTTCAAGCTGAGCGACAAGCCCAGCCGCGAGGAAGACCTGATGTATTTCACCCGCACCCTGATGGAGCGGGATCCCACGCTGTTCCAGATCCCAGCGGTGCGCAAGATCGCCGGGTACACAGACGACATTTTGCCCCCGAACACTGTCGTGACCCCCCAAGTACCCGGTCAGCAGGGGGCGGGTCCTCCACCGCCCCCTGCTCCACCTACCGGCATCCAGCCCACCGGGCCATCGCCCATGCCGCAGGACAGCTCCGCCCTGTCCACGCCTGGTGGTCCCACTGCACCAAACTCCTCCCAGCCACCCGGAATCACGGCGTCCGTCTCCGTGGTGGCGGGGACGCAGGCCGTGTTCGCTGTCGCCAACATGGCAGTCCTGCGAGCGCTCGAAGTGGCTGGGAAGCGTCTGGTCGGTAACCACCACCGAACTATGCAAGATACCCCTGCCTACTCCCTGCACACCAAGGTCAAGGTGCAGGCTGGCGGCGCCTCGAAGCTACTCACCGGGGCCTGGGATCAGATGCCGGCCCTGGCTCAGTTCCTGGAGATGCCCCAGCTCGAAGATCCCGAGCTCGCCGTGACCTTGCACCGCTACTGCTCCACGCTGCTGGAAGCGGAGCGCCCCCACGAAGCCGGACTCCTTTGGGAAATGCTCTCGCGGCAGGGTTTCCTCAATGGCGAATCGTGACGCGGATGAGAACAAGGTCTTCGGTGTAGTTAAGTCAGCGCTGGACCGGTTCATCAACGCTGCCCGGACCAAGGTGATGGCCCCGTTCCGAGGCTGGAAAGGAATGCCCGACCCCAGTGGCGTATTCCAAGCCCAGTCCGAATGGAACACCGACACCATCCTGACCACGCTGGGTCAGATCGCCATGAGCGCGTGGAGCGAGGCTTCCGATGTGCCACCAGTGTCCCGTCACTCTTTCGTCGTTGCTCAGCTGGCGCAGACCCAGAACTTCCTCGTCCGCATCCCGGACGAGGTTTACAACCTTGTCTTTGGGGAGATTGTGGATGGGGTCAATGCCGGTGGTAGTACCGACGACATTGCGCGGATGGTCGATGCAGTACTTGAAACAACAGGCTCAGAGCGGTGGGCGAACCGAGCCCGAGTCATCGCTATTACTGAAGTCACCCGCGCGTATGGAGCTGGAACGACTGCAGCAGGTCTGGAGCAATCCAGGGTTACCGGTCGTCTCCTGCAGAAACGCTGGCGCAGTTCACACGACTCCCGGGTTCGATCGACTCACGTTGCGGTAGACGGAGTCACCATCCCGTTGTACCAACCGTTCAATGTTGGCGGCTATCCGATGTTGTTTCCCGGCGACCCTATGGGGCCAGCTGATGAAGTGGTTGGCTGTAGATGCGACTTAGTGATCGTTAACGAAGGAGGCCGGTGATGGTGGACCCCAACCCGGCCCGTGGGATGCCGGCCGCACTGCAGCGCTACTGGCTGGCAGGGAAGGGTGCCGTCAAGATCCGGTGGAACGTACCCGGTGACTTCAAGCGCTGCGTCCGCGCCATCACAAAGTACTTCCCCAAGAATCCGGAGGGGCTATGCAACATCCTCCACACCAAGGCCACTGGTGGTCCCCCTGGACATGGTTCCGCCGAGCCGCACAAGCATTCCGTGTACGCCGAGCCCGACGACGAGTTCAGTCTCACGGCCGCCTCTGGGCTTTTGCAGCAACGGGCGAACCTTGGCCCACGTCTGTGGATGGGACCCCTCGCACCGATCGGTGTCCCGACTGCGGAACCCCGTCGGATGCGCGTATTCGAGCCGGGAGCGTTCTCCCACCGGACCCTGCCCCTGCCTTTGAAATGGCGGAAGGCGGATGGTCCGGGACACGAGGGCGCCGTGACCGTTGGCCGCATCATGGGTTTGACGACTGGACCTGACCACAAGGGTGACGAGTATCTGTGGGGCTGGGGTGACTGGCTCGACGAGAACATGGTGCCTGAGTCGGCCGTGGCCCAGTACATGGTGGAGCAGGGTGTAGCTGGCGCCTCCGTCGGGCCCGGCGGGAAGGTTGTCACTTCCGTCAACCCGGCCAACGGCGGGGAGTACACCTCCCAGTACGTCATCGGTGATGCGACCCTGGTGTCCACTGCCGCGTTTGACGAGATGCGTCTGCGGTCCATGGGACATGACGATTGGGACGACGATGACGAAGACATGGCCATCACCGTCGGAGACCCCGAGGCCATCAACGGTGGTGGCGATTGCGGGTGCGGGCACAGCGCGGATCTGGGTGCGGAAGGTGAGACCTACGCGATTAACCCATCCGGCTGGGAAGGGCTCGCCTTGGCACCTCGTGATATCCCCTTTGACAACGACGACGCGGTCAAGCGGATTGCAGCCTGGGCCAACACCACGCCAGAGGGTGCTGACGTCGCTAAGCTCCACCGAGCGTTCCTCTGGCGGGATCCCCGACTCCCGGAAACGCAGACCACCTCGTACCGGATGCCGCTAGGCGATGTGCTCAATGGCGAGCTGACGATGGTATTCCACGCCATCTATGCCGCCGCCGCCCTGATCTCTGGCGCCCATGGTGGACTCCCGTCTGTGTCCGAAGAGGACAAGAACAAGATCCGTAACGTCATCACTGACATCTACCGAGTGATGGCGGACGAGTTCAATGACAGCAGTCTCCGCGCACCGTGGGACCGTCCCGAGAATGAAGGGCAGCAGTTCGCCATGTCCGATAGCGCTTACCCGCTCGCTCCTCCGCGTGACTGGTTCGGTGACCCGGGCCTGACGGAGAAGACTCCACTCACCATCACTGCCGCCGGCCAGGTCTACGGACACCTCGCGGCATGGAATGAATGCCACCGCGACGTCAGCAACCGCGCCTGCGTCCTGGCCCCGAAGTCGTTCAAGGAGTACGCCCCCTTCCACCTAGGCTCCGTGATAACAGCCGAAGGTGAAACCGTGAAGGTGGGGAAGATTGTCCAGGACACGCGCCACGCTGACGTACGTCTGGGGTACGCCGCAGCGGCGATTCACTACGACGATACCGGTGATGAGGTGGCCGTCGTCCGTGCAGGCGAGGACGACTTCGGCATCTGGGTTGCTGGCGCCATCGTTCCTGACGCCACTTCACGCAAGGTTGCGAAGCTACGTCGTTCGCCAATCTCCGGAGACTGGCGAGGTGTGGATGGGCACCTGGAACTTACGGCTGCCCTCGCGGTTAATGTCCCTGCTTTCCCGGTGTACGCCATGGACGGTGAAGATCAATTCAGTCTTGTCGCGGCCGGGGTCGTGTACCCAGAGGATGACGTTGCTCCGACCGGCTACGAACTTCCGAGCTTCGGCATCCAACCGGACACCCCCATCGTGGACATGGACGCATTGGCGTACGGGGTCATCCAGAAGCTGAGGGAGATGCAGGCCCAGGAAGACCGGGCCGAGCGCCTGAAGCAGATGCTGGAGGACGTCGATGACTAACCCCGTACCGCAGCCAGCCGTGGCACCCGTACCAGCAGTAGCCCCGGGAGTTGCGCCCGCGCCCGGTGCCGCACCCAACGCTGCTCCTGCTCCAGCGGCGCCAGTAGACCCGGCCGCTGCTCCAGTGCCTGAGGGTGGGGACGACGCAGCGCGCGAGGAGCAAGAGCTTCTGGCTATGCAACTGAACTCCCGGTTCTCGATCGTCAAGAAGACAGGTGGCGAGGAAGCCGGGGCCAGTACTGCGGGGGACCAGGCCCCGGCTCCTCCTGCAGCGGCGCCAGCTGGACCCCCCCAGCCGGCAGCAGCACCTGCACCAGCGACCCTACCTCCGACGACTGGATAGGCAACATGGCCGGAATTGGTGACAGCTGGGGCACTCGCGAGGAATTGCTCCACCCTCGCGACAGTCACGGGCGTTTCCGTAGCAAGTGGAAGATGTCCCCCTCTGTCCTTGCAGCGGTGGAGAAGGTGCTTGGCGCCTATCACCCTCGCTTCTTCCAGGGCGACTCTCAGGCAACCCAGTACACCAACAACCTGGGTCACAAGAAGCCTGGTCGTTTCGGTGGAGGCAAGGGCTTCGCCCGGCTGCAGGCCGATTTCGACAACGCCAACCAGGATCTGCGTGACGGCAAGATCGACGAGCCGTCCACGAAGAGGTTCGTCGACATGATGGACGCCTCCATGCAGGAGACGCCCGAAGACCTGATCATCAATCATGTCGCCACCGCTGACGCTTTCGGTCTCACCTCTGACCGGCTGCCTGAGCTGGAGGAACTGACCGGCGACGTCATCGCTGACCGTGGCTACCTGGCCACCAACCTGGGTACCCCGGCCGCTGGTGGTCAGGGCATCGTCCAAATGCGGATCGCGGCACCTAAGGGAACGCGGGTCGCCATCCCGGCCAGCAGTGGCACCAATCGAGCCATCTTCATCGACCGCGATCAGGAATTGACCATCACCAAGGTCAAGCCTGACGGTCGCGGCGGCTACATCATGTCGGTGGTAGCGACCCCGAAGACTCCTGGTGAGACCCCGCTCCCTGAGGCAGGCCACCAAGGTTCCGGCATGCCGGCTGACCGGGAAGCCAACATCAAGGGCCTGGAAGACGCAGCCAGCAAGAGGGAGACCGGTAGTCAACCACTAGGTGCACTACCCGGTGAGGCAGCTGAAACTCCACCAGCGGGGATGACTCCCGAGCAGGTCCGGGCCCAGCGACGGGCAGCCGTACTGGGCAGGGGACCTGCTACCGCACCGCAGGCTCAGCAGCCGTCAGCAGGTCCCGCGCCCGCTGGTGCGCCTGCTGAACCAGCCACACCAGCGGCGCCGAATGTATCAGCCCCGGCGCCGGCAGAAACTCCCCAGACCCCGTCGACGCCGGAGTCTCCTAATGGTGCCACCTCCGTGGTCACCGGGGACCCGGCGACCAGCTTCCGTGACGCTGTCTCCTCCGCGAACCTGGAAGCACCATCCAACGGTCCACGCCGCAAGGAGTGGAACAGCGCGTACATGGGCATCACGTCCGGCAAGCAACAGCCGGCTGACATGCTGCGTGAGCTTGAGTCGGACATCAGTACCAACAAGGAGCTGCAGAAGACCGAGACCGGCCGAGGTGACTCCCTCCTGGCCCGGGACATTGAGAAGCAGGAGCAGCTGGCGGACCTGATCCGCTCCCACTTCACTCTCGGTGAGCCGAAGAAGCGGGAGGCTCGCGCGGATGTTCGCAACGAGCTCGACACCAAGGCGTCGGCTGCCGCGAAGAAGGCCCTGACCCGACCTGGTGGTGGCACGGAGAAGGCGCCGCCGGGCAAGAAGACAGCAGCGGAAGCAGCCCGTCCTGGCCCACTGGCGAAGGTGGCGCCGAAGCGGACGGACGGTACGTCAGAGTCCCGTGGCAAGGATCTGAGTACCCAGCAGACGAAGGATGCCGAGGACGACCGCCTCAACGCGGAGCAGCGCGCCCGGTGGTCGGATGCGGTAGGCGCAGAGCCAGCCAGCATGAAGTCCGGTGACACGGCCGGCAACATTCTGCTCGACGAGACCGCCGACCTTCTCCGCAACGGCAGGGTCACTCGGCCCAAGGCGGTTCAGCGTCTGCGCGACCAGGCCAAGGATGACGACACTCCGGAAGCCAACTACCTACGCAAGATCGCTGACACCATCGAAGCCGACGAGTCCAAGCCAGCCAAGCGGGTGCCACTGAAGAAGCGTGCACCCAAGGCCGCCCCCGACACGGAGGCAGCGGAGAAGAAGCTCGAAGGTCGCACCGAGAAGAACATCCTCACCGGCCTCAATGGACTCACGGTCGGAGACCTCCGCGCTCTCGCCGAGAAGTGGGGCGTGGAGACCCGTGGCGAGGACAAGAAGCTCAAGCTCAAGGCAGCCCTGTCCAAGGAGCTGGCGGCCAAGTGGAAGGCCACGCCTTCCCTGCAACGCAAGGGAAGCGCGGCGAAGGAAGACGTAGCCGCCGACTTGAAAAAGGCTGCGCCCGCGAAGCTGGCCGCACCAGCCAAGAGGGCCGCCGCGCCCAAGGTTCTGTCTGATGAGGAGTCCCTGGCCCGGGCACAGAAGACGCTCGATAACATGGGCAGCGGTGCCCCGATCAGGCGGCCGGCCCCAAGCAAGCTGGGCCCGGCTACCGCAGCTGATGACGCTGCTCTGGCCAAGGCTCAGAAGACCATCGACAACCTGGGCAAGAAGGCCACACCTGAAGTCAAGGCGCTCAAGGCGATCGAGGTAGCCCCGGACACTCCACCGGTCCTGGCCAAGGCAGCGAAGGCTGCGGCTCGGGAAGCGGAGATCGCGGCAGCTTTCAAGACGCACCAGGAACGGCTGTCGGACCCGAACAAGAAGACGGTCTCTGCTTCCCGTCTCAAGGTGGGCGAGAAACTCCTTGCTCAACGTAACGAGGACGGGACCTGGGATAGCAGTGCACGTAAGACGGGAGCCAAGACTCTCACCGTCACTAAGATCGATCGGGCAACGGTTGGCAGGCAGAGCGGCTACCTGATCCATGGCACCGACGAGGACGGCAACGAAATCACGCTGCGTCCTCAGACCGGTCAGAACGTTGTCAACCGCGCTCTGGGTACGCCAGCGAAGAAGGCTGCACCCCCGGAGACTCCTGCCGCCGCACCAGTGCCTGAAGCTCCGAAGGTTCCTGGCATCGACACCGCCGAACGGGCCCGGCTACAGGATCGGGCTCGCGCTGCACTGGCTCAGATGCAGGCGGAACAAAACAACACTGACGTACTCGACGAGATGGAGAAACTCCTTCCCGGCGACAAGAACAACGCCCGTGATCTGGTCAAGATGGCCAAGGAGGTTCGCGCTGAAGTTGAGGCCACTAGTGGACCCTCGAAGATCAGCGTGGATGACCGAGTAGCCGCACGCATGCTGGCTCGGGTCAAGCCTGAATACCGTCAGGGTCTCCTCGACTCCATGGACCCGAAGGACCGTAAGCATCTACTGGATGTAGCCGAGCGGGTGGCGACTGAGGCTGAGCGGGTCAAGAAGTCCGGAGCCAGCCTAGACAAGATCATGTCTGATGCTGGGATCAAGCGTCCTAGCGGTGGTCCCGCTGCCCTGGACTACGCCCAAGTGGAACACCTCCTGGGTCAGGGTAAGGTCGCTGAGGCCAGGGGAGAGCTCAAGCGTCTCCTTGACCGGTCGGACAACAGCCTCAAGTCCTACCGGGCAGGTCTGGAAGCTCCCGGTCAAACTCAGGCCAACAAGGAATTCCTCGGTAAGCGGATCACTGAGGAACTGGAGCGGGCACAGTGGATACAGAGCGCTGCTGCCGCGCTCCATAGTGGAGACTCCCCGGAACTGGTGACCAAGAAGGAAGTCATCCAGGTAGTGGACCCGGAGCTAGGAAAAGTCAGCGTCGCTCGGATTAAGGCGGACGCCAAGGCTGCCGGCATCAAGCTGCCCGAGGCTGCCACCACGAAGGACGAGGTACTGACCGAGCTGGCCCGGGAAATGATCCGGCGCCAGCAAGCCGGCAACCCGATCGACCTCACACCACCAGCGCCACTGCCGAAGAAGAAGGCTGCACCCAAACCACCGGCTGCCAAGATCGACGCCCGCACCCTGGTACCAGACCAGGCGTACGCCGAAGCACCAGGCTCCGTCGGCAATGACAAGAACATGCTGGACCGGATTCAACGTCTCCTTGATGGTGACACTGAAGCTCTCCGTGAGAGCGGGCTACCCAAAGATGCGACACCTGCCGCTATCGGACGGTGGCTGGACAGTTGGAGCCGGGGAGCCGGCAGTCCTGGCTACGCCGCAGCAACCAACACCATTCTTGTTGATGGGGCGAAGAGGCGGCTGAAGAACTCAGTCACCCCCGAAGACATCGCCATTGCACGCGCAGAGTTGGCGGATGCTGAAGCCAATACGCAGATGTACCGCGCCCAGAGTGCACGATGGAAAGCACTCGCGGAGGCGTTGAAGAAGACCAGGCGTACCAGAGCTACACCTGCCGCCAAGGCTGACGTGGAAACCGAGCTCCGTCAGATGACTCCCACCGAGGCAGTGGAGGCTGGTATCTCCCAGGTGGAGATCGTACGTGGACAGCTGCCGATGAAACGGGTACCGAAGAAGGTCTCCAAGGCAGTCCAGAGCAACCTGTCCCCGCTCGCTGATGATGACCTGAAGAAGATCACCGAGAGTCCACAGTTCGGTGACGACCAGAAGGCCACCGTTGCCGCCGAGCTGGCCCGGCGTACAGCCGCGAAGAAGGCCACCGTCCCGGTCAAGGAGACGCTGGCCCGTGCGGCTAAGTCCACGCCAGTGAAGAAAGCTGTCCCCAGCACAGTTGTCACGGACACAGAGAAAGAAGTCCGGGAGGCAGAGAGTCGACTGGCTAGGCTCCAAGACCGCCTGGATAGTCCGGACCTGGACGAGAACACTCGTGGGCAGATTGAAGACGACATCGACACTGCCCGCGATGAACGTGACACTGCCCGAGAGAACCTCCAGGACGCTCAGGCCGCAGTTAAGAAGGCAGCGAAGAAAGCTGCACCTGGCGTGGAAGCGCAGGTGGAGGTTAAGCGTGAGGTAGCAGCAGCGAAGAAGGTCGCCAAGGCAGCTAAGCCTTCCACTGGTGGCAGCATGACCCGCGAAGAATTGATGGACGCCCCACTCGGTGACCTGGTCGACATGGAAATTGACCTGGGCATCAGGCGTGGCAGCCTACTGAAGGCTGACCGGGTTGACGCCATCATGAAGGCCAGGGAAGCTGCTGCGGAGCCGGTGAAGGTGAAGACGGCCAAGGCTGTGAAGAGCGTGGAACCTAGCGCTCCTACGCCACCGACGAAGAAGGCTGGCGCACCAGTGCAGCCGGTCTACCAGGCCGGGGATGACAATGGCCGGATCAAGATCATCAAGCGGACCAAGGAAGACACACCTCTCGTGCTGCCCAACGGCGGCTCAGATCAAGGCCTGTTCCACCTCGATTCCTCGCTCGGCAAACTGTGGGGAGACCTGTACAACGACCAGCGTGAACCGAACTCATTTATCAACGAGATCGCTAACGCCGGCAACAGCATGGGTCGCGACGAGCAGTCCCTGAACCAGGTCATCGCCCGCCTTGAGAAACTCAAGGGACAGGCATCCGACTCCGGTATCGCCGACCGGGTCCAAGAAGCTATCGATGGCATGAACGCACCCGAGGTAAAGGTACCCAAGATTGAAGGGGTGCCGCCGGCCATCCAACGGTTCCTGGAAGAACTCGCTGACATTCCCACGGCCAGGAAGACAGGCAGGATCGGCGCCAGTCAACGTAAGACCTCGGTACTGGATGACAAAATTCAGATCATCCGCGATATCCAGGCCGGGAAGCTGAGATCCGAAGAGGCGGAACGAAAGCTTAAGAACCGAGACCTCCATGAGAGTGCTGACGCGGCGCACAAGATGTGGAAGCTGGCCGAGCAACTTCTGATCCGCCAGATCCAGAAGGCTCAGGGCGGAAAGCTGGTTGAGACACCTAACCCCAACTACAAAGAAGTGATTGACTGGATCAGGGAACATGACCCTCGACGTAAGTAAGGAGGTGTGATATGGGATGCGGATGCAACGGTGACAAGGTGGTTGAGAAGGAACCAGAGTTCATCGTTACTTACCCAAACGGGGAGAAAAAGCCTGTAACGGGTGAACACGCTGCCAAGGTGGCGCAAACGCTCGGGCCCGCAGGAACGACATATTCCAGGGCATAGGTGTTACCATCCCCTTAGATCGGTGGCTGTAGCTGTGGGCCTGCACCGGGAGAAACTCTTCCCGTTGAGAGGCCCACAATGCTTTTTGAAATCCCCGAAGACCTGACCGTCTTCACGCTGTCTGCCCTGGGGGCGAAGCGTGACGAGGCGGAGACCGAATACAATTCCGCGCTTTCCGAGGTTGACGCCGCGTCGGTAACCGACGAGCAGATCGAGGAACTGTCCGCGCTCAAGCAGTTCTACAAGTACGACGTGGCCGCCGAGATTCAGGGCCGCAAGGATCGTGCTGAGCAGTTCGCCGCACTCACTGCTCCTGACGCTGAGCCCGTGGTCGAGGAGACCAAGGAGCCAGAGCCGGTCACCGCGTCCGCTGGCGTCACCACGACTGAGGAAGTCGTGAAGGTGACGGTCGCCGACATCATCAACAAGGACGGCACGAACGTTTCCACCGCCTCCTACCGTCAGGGTTATTCGACCCTGGTGGCAGCTGCGGGCGTACCGGACTACGAGGCCGGTCACAAGTTCGATTCCATGCTGGACGTTGCCAAGGCGTTCATCGCTCGCAGTGCCGGCCACGGTGGTGCGTCGGGTCCAGTAGGTACGGGTCCGATCCACTACCCAGTCGCGAAGATGATCCGTGACTACCCGGACGAGTACAGCGTCAACGGTGACGACGGCGACTACGACAAGATCATGGCCGCCGCGAACGAGTCCCGGCTTCCGGGTGGTTCGCTGATCGCCTCTTCCGAGCTGCGTCGCAAGGAAATCGAATCCCTCGGCAGTGGTCGTGACTCCCTGGTCGCGGCTGCCGGCTGGTGTGCACCGTCGGAGACCGACTACGACATCTGTCTCCAGATCACCAGCGATGGCCTACTGGACGTTCCTGAAGTTCAGGCCCGCCGTGGCGGTATCCGCCACAACCAAGGCATCGACTTCAGCTACATCTTCGGTAGCGGTACTGGCTTCTTTAACCTGACTGAAGCTCAGGTCGCCGCCGGCACCACCAAGACGTGCCTGGAAATCCCCTGCCCGCCGTTCATCGACGACCGGCTGGGTGTCACCGGTATCTGCCTCACCGGCAATATCCTGAGCATCCGGGGCTACCCGGAGTTCACCGCCACGTTCACCCGTGGCGCGATGGCCGCGTCCGCGCACCAGGTCAACCGTGAGCAGATCGCCGCGATGGTGGCGGACTCGGTCGCGGTCAACCTGACTGCTGCCGCCCCGTGGGCAACCGACGCCAGCGTTGTGTCTCAGGTGCTGTCGGCCCTGGAAGTTGCTGCCGTTGACATCAAGTACCGCCTCCGTCTGCAGCGCACGGCGACGCTGGAGGTAGTTCTGCCTTACTGGATCCTCGCCCAGATGCGGGCCGACTGGATCCGTCGTAACGGTGGCGACTACGCCAACACGCTGACGCTGGCTGACTCGGCGATCAGTGGTGCCATGGGAGCCCGTGGCGTCCGCGCTCAGTACGTGTACGACTGGCAGGACTCGTTCTCGAACTCGCTCGCGGCTTCGGGTACGTCGCCGGGTGCGTCCACTCCGATCACCGAACTCCCGACCAGCCTTCAGTTCCTGATCTACCCAGCTGGTACATGGGTGCGTGCAGTTTCCGATGTCATCACCCTGAACTCGGTGTACGACTCCACGAAGCTGGCCACCAACCAGGTAACCCACCTCTTCACGGAGACCGGTTGGAAGATGGTTCGGATGTGCCCGCTGTCCAGGGTCTACACCATCGGCATCTGCCCGAACGGCAAGACCGGGCTACAGCGAGACATCACCTGCTAGTAGGGCTCGGGGGCCGGGTAACCGGCCCCCTTCGCTTCAGTCCTACTGGAAGGAGTAGCTGTGGCCGTTTTTAATGCGCTGTATTACGCGGAGCCCCCGCCGCCGCCGGTCCGCCAACCGGGGCTGTTCGATGCTGCCGTGGGCCCGTTGCCTTTCCCCAGCCCGAACGCGGTTGGTGGAGGTGTTCAGTACATCCCTGACACGTGTGGGGATGTGTACTTCTGGGGCATGAACTGCCCCCCGGTGTCGGGCGCGAAAACGTTCCAGACGCTGCCGGCCGCAGTGTCCGGTCTGCCGTTCGGTGTGTACACGTCGTACACGTGCTCCATGGTGGGCATGCCGTACGACGAAGCACGTCAGCGTGTCCTGACCCGTGCGGAGCTTCGGTTCCAACGGGGCGTGGAGGAGGTGTTCTGGGGCGGCACCAACGCTGCACCTGGACTTCCTGGCCTGACGGGTCTGCTGCGTGGATCCACTCCACTGACCGCTGCCTCGTGTCCGGTCACGGCGGTGGCGATCCTGGAGCAGGGTCTGGCAGACAACAACATTGTCGGTGGAGTAATCCACGCCCGGCCATACATGGCACCGTTCCTCGCCAACAACCATCTCCTGCTCCCACGTGGGCGCGGATGGCAGACGTACAACGGCACACCGGTTGTGTTCGGTCAGGGTTACGACGGCACCGGTCCCAGCGGAGAAGCGGTCACCACCACGGTGGAGTACATGTACGCCACCGGACGCCCGATCATCTGGCAGGACCCGGAGATCTTCGTCAACCCGATTGAGGGTGGCCTCAACCAGTCCACGAACGTGCTGACTCTCCTGGCGGAGCAGATCTACGCCATGGCGATCGAGTGCGGGAAGTTCTCTGTGGCTGTCACTCGGGACTGCACCACCACATGATCACCTTGAAGCCAACAGCCGATGAGCTTCCGGACATGGTTCGGACGCTCACCGACTTGGCAGTGTCCCAGTATGACGTAGGTACCACGATGGATCATGGGCCCATCGCCCTGGTCATTCCTGAGTACCTGTTCGCCCGGTACCGCCGGTACCAGGAACTTGGATTCGAGTCTTCGCCGCCTGTAGAGCCGAAGAAGCGGAGCAGGAAATGACCTCTGTTTGCTATACCCCATTCAAGGTTCCACGGATCCGGGCGACCAAGACCAACGTGGACTGTGGCCAGCCGGTCACCGGATGTTCCACCGTTGTCTCCGACGGCATCATCTCCATCGAGATGACGAAGGAGTACGAGGACCGGGAAGAGTTCTTCGTCAAGAACGGTGACGGTGTCTTCTGTGTCAAGGAGACCAACCCACCGATCCTGAAGTGGATCAACCTGGTCATCACCTTGTGCAACGTGGACCCGGAGCTCGTCAACATCATGACGTCCGAGCCTCTGGTCCTGGACAACGCACCGTCGCCTCGGGCTACCGGTTTCAGCACCCAGGAAGGGACAGCGGCTACCGCGTCCTTCGCCCTGGAAGGCTGGACCCGACTGTCCGGGCTCACGGGTGGTGCAGCGTGCACGGGTGGCGTGGAATACGGCTACGTCCTGTACCCGTGGGTTATCGAGGGCACCGTGGGTGACTTGACCTACGAGAACGGCGCGGCCAGCTTCGTCGTCAACGCGCGTACCCGGTCCAACTCCACCTGGGGCACGGGCCCGTACAACGTGGACCTGTCGGACGCTACGGCCAACCTGAACACGCCGATTCCTCTACTGACTCCGATCCTGAGCAACCAGCATCACCGGATGTTCCTGACTCGACTGGCCCCACCGACGTCTGCGTGTGGCTGCACTACCCTGTCGAGCTTGATTCCCAGCTAGTCTGATCATGCTGCAAGCACGGGTTGCGTTTTAAGTAGGACGGGAGTCGAGATGGCCACCATGACGGTGTTCACCACCTCGGCTCCCGGCTTGCCCTGCAACTGGACTGTGGATACGGGGTGTTGCGACGATGTCTGGGCTTCGGCCGATGTTGCGACGCAGACCGCTGCCGCCGAATACGGTGCGGTTTCCGTTTGGGCCGCGACAGGCCGCCGGTTCGGTGCTTGTACTCGAACTGTCCGACCTTGCGGACGGGACTGTTCCGAAAATCTGGGATGGGGCTCGGGCTACTACTGGTCTGAGGGGACCTGGTTCCCGTACATCCTCAACGGCGTCTGGCGCAACTGTTGGTGTGGAGCCGGCGCCGGCTGCCGGTGCAGGGCACAGTGTCAGGTCTGGCTCACCCCTCCCGTGTCCGGGATCGTTGAGGTTCGCTTCAGTGACGGCACCGTTGTTGACCCGGCAACCTACCGCGTTGATGACTGGCAATGGCTGGTCCGTCAAGGTCCCGACCTCGACGATGAGGGCGGGTGCTGGCCCAACCACAACGACTACGATTTTCCCGTCACTGGTGCACTTGCGCCCAGTGATAAGACTGCGTGGGAGGTGACATACCTGTGGGGTATACCTGTCCCTGCCGTACTTCAGAGGGCAGCGGGGGAGCTTGCCTGCGAGTGGATCAAGAACTGTCAGGGGGCGGAGTGTCGTTTACCGCAGCGGGTTACGAGCATCGCCCGACAAGGAGTCTCGATCAGCCTTGCGGATGTGGACCAGCTCTTGCAGAACGGTTTAACTGGCCTGACCACGGTCGATTCGATCATTCAACGTTTTAATCCTGGCCGGCTGCCGTCGCGTATGCACATCGCGAGCCCTGACCTGCCAGTGATCCGGGAAACCACCTGGGGGTCGTTCTAGTGGCCAACGCAGCGTTCACCAACTTCAAGGCTGGGATTCTCAGCGCTGACTTCGACCTCGCGGTCGCCTCGATCAAGGCTATGTTGGTTCGTGGTTATTCCTTCAACGCCGCCCACGTCACGGTGGCGGACGTGGTCTCGGCTGGTGGTGTCGTCAACGGGACCTCGGCTGCGCTCGCGTCTGCGACCGTTACCGGTGGAGTGTTTGACGCCGCAGATACTTCTGTTACGACCACGGCGTCGGCTTCGAACCACATCCTTCTTCTGGCTCAGACGTCGGCGGTTACCGGTGGTGCTGACCTACCCGCCTCTGGACAGCTGGTCATCGCCTACTACGACACTGGTTCGGGTCTTCCGATTCAACCGGGCACTGGGTCGGTCGCTATCACCTGGTCTGCAGGAGCTGCCAAGATCCTCGCGGTGACGTAACCATGGCCATCGCACTCGTTGACTCTGATGCGGTAGGTATCGGGCTCACCAGTGCTGGCGTGGTGTACAACTTCCCCGCTGGCGCACCTGGTGCCACGGACCTGGACATCATCTCTATCAACTCTGACGCTCTCATCAACACACCGGCTGGTTGGACGCTGGGCGAGGATGAGAACAACAACCAGGGTTCGGCTGTCTTCTACCGTCGCGGTGGTGCCGGCGCTTCGGTCACGGTGAGCTCGGTTCAGACCCCCGGTCCGTTCAACGCCACCCTGAACTGGTCCCGGTGGAGCGGTAGCGCCGCCAGTCCCCTGGACGTACACGTCGGTGTGCAAGGAACCGGCGCCGCGAACACCACCCCCGCCATCAACTCCGGTGCCCTGGCCGAGACCGGGGAACTGGTCTACGTCTTCGCCGCTCTGCATTCCACGCAGACCTCGAACCAGAACACTCCGGTCTGGTCTGCTGGGTTCAACCCTCTGGAACTGGTGGCTCAAGGCACTGGTGGCAACGGCTGTGTAGGTGTCACCGGGTACAAGCTGAACGCTGGCACGGCCGCCGAGACTCCCACCGTCACCTGGTCTGGTGACAGTGTCACCGACCGGTACGTGATGCTGCTGTCATTCAAGGCCGCCGTACCGGACCTGATCGAACCGACCAGCATCACCGACGTCATCACGTTCGGGGAGCCCGCGCTCACGGACACCGCGATGGCGGTGACCCCCACCAGCATCTCGGACCCGATCGTCCTGGGTCAGCCCACACTGGAGGGTCCACCTCAGCCCACGCTGCTGGACCCACTGTCCGAGCTGTACACCCAGGCACTTAGTTGCCTCTGTGCAATTACCAGCGTGATGCCCGGTAAGCCACCACAGCACTGCGCCCCCCGTATCGGACCCGAAATCACCTACGACATGGGCCAGTACGCCGACTACTGCTGCGAGGGTCTGGCGTACCTGGCCCTGGGTGACATCTGGTTGTCGGAGGCGTCATTCCCGGAGCAGGACATCATCCGTCAGATACGCGGCAACTGTGTACCTGGCGCCTGGGCCGCTGATCTCAAGCTAGGAATTATCAGGTGCTCCCCGGTCGGTAATCCGGAGAACGGTGAGCCACCCACCGATGACGACTGGACTGCCGCCGCTGTCCAGAACCTGTATGACGCTCAGGCTCTGCGCCGGGTGGCGTGCTGCATTCATAATTGGATCACTGACAACGAAACCCTGTACCTGGGTATGTCTGTGGTGATTAACCGACAGATCCAGGTCACCCCCAACGGTGGCTGTGTGGAACGGTACTTCACCGTGACGGTGCAGTTCCCGAACCTGGATTGCAGCTGCTGATGTGGGTCGCGAACCTGCTCATCTTGAAGTCGTTTGAAGTGTGGACTGAGGGTGAGCTGATCTGTGTTGTCATTGATGAACGCTGGGCGCACCTGATCGCCAGCGACTACGCGAGGGTGGTGGACCGATGGCCGCTGGTTACACCGTTCGCGTTGACCGATTCCAAGTACAGACCCAGTCCATTGAAGCCGGACGACGTCTTGTAACTCAGGTGGTGCGGGAGATTAAGGAAGGCGCCACCGCCATCCTGTCCTTCGGGCCGTACACCACCGGGAAATTGGCGACGGGCCTGGAAACGCAGATCCGCTACGGGCCCTACATCGTTGAGGGCAGGGTGGGTATTTCCGGTCGCCGATTCATTTACGCTGCTTCAGTGGAGGGCGGCGCCCGCAAGCACAAAATCCCTCTTGTCCCGAAAGGTAAGGGTAAGTGGCTTGTGTTCTTCTGGCGCAAAGTAGGACATGTCGTAAAGCTGAAGCAGGTCAATCATCCTGGCCAGACCGGAAAGGCTTACCTGCGCATCCCCCTTTTAGTGGTTGCCCCCCGCCACAACATGAAGGTCTTCACCTACGATTAGCCGATGACCAACCCTGAGGCCGATATCCGGCTTGTCGATGTTAAAGGCCGGAAGATTTCCGTTAGACAACTGAAGGACGCACAGCTGATCTTGATGGGTCGCGATGCCAAGACCCTCGGAGACGAGAACGCGGACCAGCGTCGCCGATTTAACGCAGCGGCCTACATCATGGACGCTTTCGAGTCCGCGATTGTGACTGACCAGGACAAGGATTACGTCCTGGACCTGACCCGCAAGGGCCAGCTGGAGATCAGTGACTTCCAGGAGTTCCTGTCGGTGTTCCACACCGAACCCACCGAAGTGAAGAAGCCGGTACGCCGTGGTCGGCCGCCGCGCAAGTCCGCCTAGTTCTGAAGGATCTGGCTCTGGCCAGATCCCCCTCCCGCACCTCATCACCGACCCGGTCTGGTCACTGAAGCAGTGGCCGGTGGAGGTGGAGGTGTGTGGGGAGGACTTCACCATCCCCGCCATGTGCGCGGCGGACTGGCTGCAGGTCCTGATGGTGGAGAACCTGCAACCCGAGCAGGTGTTTCCGGGGTTACTGGGCGAGGATGACCAGGACTGGTTCGAAGATCAACTCCACCAGGGTCAGCTGGACCTGGAGGAGTTGTACGTCCTGGCATTCGACGTCATCGCCACCGTCACCGGGCGCCCCTGGTGGGTAGCACTGCGCCTCATCGGCATCGCCCGAGACAGCTGGGACGCGCTCGGCGGAGAGATGGCGCAGAAGTCAGACGCCTCCCGGTTGTCTCTGGCTGCCTGGTTGGATGTTCTGTTCCTTCTGGTGGTCCGCAACATCGACGACGCCAAGCGCAACATGTTCCTCATGAAGCTGGAACTCGCCCCCGAGGGGTGGGGTCCCGTGCCCGAGGAGACGATGGAAATGTCCGGAGACGCCTTCTTGGCCATGGCTGGGTAGCAGTAGTACCATCTTGGCCCGTTTCATCCGTACCATGAGGCTGTGACCGGTCCCCTCGGCAGTGGCAGCCTCGGCGATGCCTACATCAACGTCCACGCCCGGACCGATGATGTGGAGCCGGATGTCCGCAAGGGACTGGACAAGGCTGGGAAGGACTCCGAAAAAGACGCCGACAATATCGGCAAGAACATCGGCGACCACCTCGGTGACGGGATTGAGAAGGAGGTCTCCCGCCACGGCCCATCGATTGCCAAGACAATTGGTAAGTCGGTGGAGAAGGAAGTTGTCGATGTAAAACCCAATTTCCGATACGACGTACGTGGCCGGGATGGCAGGTTCATCTCCCGGGCTGCCGCGAACATTCGCGAGGAAGTAGAGGAAGCCTTCGCTGGTGCGGCCAGCGGAGCCAGTGGCATCTTCGGCAAGATCGGCACCGCGATCTCCGACGCCATCGGCGCCGGCTTCAACGTCTCCGGTAAGTCACCGCTGGTCTACATCCTGGCCCCGGTGTATGCGGCTATCGGTGGCCTGGTCATCGCTGCCATTCAGGCAGCCAACGGAGTCATCGCCGCGATCCTGGCCATCCCTGCCGCCATCTCCGTCCTGCTGGTGGAGATCGGTGTGCTGTACCTGGCCTTCCATGGGCTCGGTGATGCGATCCAGGGTGCGTTCGCGGCGAAGAACGCCACCGAGCTCAACGAGGCCCTGAAGAACCTGACTCCCTCGGCGCAGGGGTTCGTGCGGGCGCTGCTGCCGGCCAAAAGCTTATTCGATGAGCTGTCCAAGTCCGCCCAGGAGGCGTTCTTCGCGGCCATCGGAGGCGGCCAGAAGATCTCCGCCCTCTTGACTGCTATCGCTGGCCCACTCAAGGCCGGTATCCCCATCGTCGCCGCGAGCCTGGGCCGCTTCTTCGACAAGCTGATCTCCTTCTTCAGCTCCCCTCTGTTCACCGCCTTCCTGGACAAGATCTTCCCGGCGGTGGCACAGATCGTGGACATGTTGGGCGGTCCGTTCATCGACTTCCTGGTGGGCCTGTTCGTCCTGATCGTCCAGTCGCTGCCGTTCCTGCTGGAGCTGACAAGCCGCTTCGGGGACCTACTCACCACCATCGGTAACCTGCTGGCTGGTGTCAGCCCGGACTGGCTCAACGAGATGCTGACCACCTTGGACAAGACGTTCGAGTTGTTCGGTGCCCTCATTGGACTGATTGCGGTCCTGTTCGCTCAGGTGAACAGTGCCGGCGGTAACGAGCTGCTCGACTTCCTCATCGAAGCGACCACTGTCCTCACTGGATTCTTCGCCAGCCCCATCGGCAAGGAAGCTATCGCTGGCCTCATCCGGCTGGCCGAGGCGGGCATCTTCATCCTCATCGCCCTGATCGAGGCCATCGCTCTGGTCGCTGCCGGCTTCCAGCTGCTGACCAACACCATCGGTACGTTCTTCCACTGGCTGCTGGAGGTGGCGTTCCCCGCCATCGGCCGGTTCTTCAGCGGACTGGGTAGCAACTCCGATGCCTTCTTCGCCACCCTGAGGAACAACTTCACCAACGCCATCGGCCTCATCACGACACTGCCGGGGAAGGCAGCGGCAGCCCTGGCCAGCATCGGTACCACGTTGGTGGGCGCCGGACGCAACCTGATCCAAGGTCTCATCAACGGCATCATGGCTGCCCTGGGTCCGCTACGGGCCACGTTGAACTACGTCACCGCCCTCATTCCTAGCTGGAAGGGACCGGAGACCAAGGACCGTCGGATCCTGGAGCCAGCTGGCCGGGCAGTGATGGAGGGCTTCGGGGCTGGGATCCAGTCCGGGGCCGCCGACATCAAGGCGATGCTGGGTGACTTCACCACTGGTCTCGGTGGTATCGGTATCAACCAGAGCAGTACGCACATCCTGTTCGGCGCCAACGCGCTGCAGGTCAACTTCAACGGCGCCCTGCCCACCTCGAAGGATGCGATGGCTACCGGTGTCGCCGTGGGCACGGGTATCAACGCTCAGATAGCCGCCCGGAACACGAAGCTAGCAGTGAGGACTCTGTAGTGGGTATCTACAACCCTTATATCCCGCAGATTCTGGGCCAGGAATGGTGTCCGATCCGGGACGAAGACATCATCTTCTCGCAGACGAACTCGTCCTTCGAGCAGGGCACGTCGTTCACTCTGAACTCTTCCCGGCAGACGCCCACGGGCAAGTTCTACATCAACGAACCACCGGGTGAGTTCTACCGGTTCCAGCCGATGACCATGAACATCTACCCGAAGGGTCAGGAGGCGCAGAGCGGACCCATCATGCGCCTGGTGGTTCCCTGTAACGTCGGTCTGCTGACGGGTAGCGCAGTCCTGCTGGCTGGTGCCAGTACAGTGGCTGAGGCTGTCCTGAACCCGAGCGCACCGACGGGTATCCGGTTCCCGGCTGGCTTCGGTGTGGCTGGCTCGGCCACCTTCTTCTTCAACATGAACGCGGTCATCGGCTACCTGACTGGCGGTGGCTCTGGTCCGTACAAGCGGATCGTCGGGTTCAACTGTCTGTACAACGCTGACTACAACCTGCCTTCCGGTGTACTGGACCGGACGCAGGAAGTTCCTCTGTCCATGGGTGATGCCACCAACGTAGACCTGATCGAGTTCTCCGACATCGTCTACGGTCCACAGTGGAACAAGCATGACATCTCCCGCATCCAGCTAGGAACAGTCAACCCGTTCTTCGGCAGCGCCCCGCTGACGAACAACGAGCTGATGGAGTGGACGCCGAACGAACTGCTGCGCTTCGAGCAGGCATCGTCGGGTCCGCTGCACCTCATGATCGACACCATTGCGGACGCGGACCCTGGACCCGACGTCATCGTGTCGTACATGGCGCTGGAGATCTTCTACTGCGAGGAGCGTCGGGTAGCTACCGGCAGCCACGCCTACAACGGCATCGGTGGCTCGGTCCCGGTACGCAAGACCTACATCCAGGGTGCCAACCCCATCGTCCTGCGCACCGCCGGCGGCGGTGCTGCCAACCCGGTACTGGCCGCTGGCGACTACACCATGACCATCACCCAGTCCAACGTCGGTGACAACATCCTGGCCCTGATCAACCTGGGTCCGGAGCCGAAGCTGAACGCGCTACGGGAGCTGTACCCGATCCCCACGCACGAGGGTGTCATCGTCAACGTGCCGTTCCCCCCGACACCGGAGATCGAGGGTCAGACCATGACCCGCGAGACCACCCACATCCTGCCGCAGCTGTCCCTGCACGCCTCTGGTGCTTCCGGTGCCGCGTTCCTGGAACCCCACGTGTACGGACGTCAGGCCAAGGCGCAGGTGGATACCGTCACTCAGGCCGAGCAGGACATCCTGGACTCTGTTGTCCCGGCGGCCCCTTACCCTCAGGTCAGGTTCTACGCCCGCCGATTCGGGGACACCACAGTCCCGCTGCTGTTGAACTCCACCACCGCGTTCCCCACCAGTGCTGTCACCATCTCTCCCGATGACTTCGATGAGCTACCAGAGATCATTGACGGCTGGAAAGAAGTCACCCTCCGATTCGAGTTCCCACCCACCATGGGTGGCACAGGCAACCCAACGTGGCGGTTCAGCGCGCCCACAGAATCCAAGGGCAACCGGTGGGAGATCCTGGGTGCCGCCGCGATCGCCCTGTCAGGTCAGCCAGGGAACCTCTATGTCCTAGCCCCGGGGCAGCTAGGACCAGCTACCTACGGGCAGCCCATCTCTGGTACTGGCATCAACTTGAATTGGTATCCCGGTCTCACCTTCGCTGGGTCCAGCAACACTGATGACATCACAGCGGACGCGGTGCTCCTGTTCTCACAGGACCCGGCCGCTGTGTCTGGGTTCGGGGTCACCAACCTGAATCAGGCGTTGACGGGGATCGGCTTGAACTGCGGCCTACCTCCCGCGTTCATCCCTACTGCCCTGGCGTACAACCAGCTGGCATGGAGTCTGGACCCGGTCAACCAGCTCTCCGACATTTTCTCCCGCACGGTGGCCAGTGGCTGGGGTACTGCTACCAGTGGTCAGACGTGGACGGCTAGCGGTGGCTCGGCTACTGACTTCTCGGTCAGTAGTGGAGCGGGTCGAGTCCTCATGTCAACCACCAACGCCTATCGGATCACTAGGGTTAACAGCTTCTCCGCTGCCGACGTAGACGCCTACGCGGAGATCTCCAGCGACACCAAGGCACTGGGCGTGGACCACTGGGGTTCCATCGCGGTCCGTGATAACGGTGCCGGTGACCAGATCTACGCGGCGGTGGAGTTCTCTCCCTCTAACGCCGGCACCGTCACGCTGAACATACGGACAGTGGTAGCGGGTGCCCATACCCTGCTGGGTGCTGTCGTGTTCGCGAAGCAATACACCCTGAACCGGAAGGTGAAGGTCCGGCTCCAGGTCCAGGGCACCAACGTCAATGCGAAAGCGTGGATGGATGGTGACATTGAACCCGACCATTGGCTACTACAACTGCAGACGCTGACCAACAGCGCGGCCGGCACGGTAGCTACTCGCACCATCGCTGGCTCTGGTTCACCCACTGGTATGACGGTGTCCTACGACAACATCGTGGTCAACCAGATCTCGTTGAACTACACCGAGATCCAGCGCATGGACACTGTGGACACCACCTGGAAGACGATCATGAAGGCCACCAACCAGGGAGTCCAGTCCTTCAACGACTACGAAGCCCGGGTCGGCATCCTCACCGGCTATCGCATCCGCAAGGTGAACGTGTACGAGTTCCCCGGCGCCTGGTCCTCCACCATCACCACCACGTTGGCCGCGCCCGGTGTCACGGCTACCGGTATGACAGCTGACGACCACGTCTGGATCTTCACCACCAACTCCATCCAGAACGGCAGCAGTAACCTGGCCTACTGCCTCGGCTGGGATGGGGAGGTATCCGAAGACTTCAACTTCCCTGAGTCCAGCGGGCAGGTCTTCCAGGCCGTGTACAACCGCAACTACGTGACTGTGTTCCGACCAACGGAGCGCGGCGGTACCAACTTCACCCGCAACCTCCTTGTCCAGGCCGCTGCCATCTCCCCGGAAACCTTGGAAGACTTCACTTCCCTGCGGGACATGGCCTGGGTGGATGTGCCCTACATCTGCCTACGGGATGAGGACGGCAACCGTTGGTTCTCCAACGTGTCGGTTGTCGGGGGCACAGTCCTACGCGGCCGGCGTCTGTACATGGCACCAGTCAGCGTGGTGGAAGTGACTGACACTCCAACCCCCGTGGACCCGTGATGTCGTACACACTGCTTCCTTTCGATCCGCTACTGGACCTACCACCGTGGGTGGGCCAGCGGCAGGCCACGTTCCGGTTCCTGCGTACTGACGGGATCACGGGAGAGAACCTGGGGGAGATCCATCCCCTCAGGAACGCCACCCTGACCCACGACACCACCAGGACCATCAAGCGTCAGCTGCAGATCTCCCTGGACGCCGTGGACTCGGCGGCCATCAACCCGATCACTGACCGCATCTCTCCGTTCATGGTGTTCCCCAACGGGGAGGAGTATCCGCTGGGTCGCTACATGTTCACCGACGTCACGGAAGCCTTCTATACCTCCGGCACCCTGGCGTCCTGTTCCCTGAGCGATGAGATGTATCTGGTGGACCAGGAGATCCCGGTGGGGATCGGGGGCGCCCAGCTGAGCAACACCTCCGTGGTGGCGCCGCGCTCCATCTCTCAGGTGGTGGGTCAGATCATCGGGGACATGAAGATCGGCATTCAGTACGAGATCGAGAACAGCGAATTCAACTCAGCGGAGTCCTGGTCTATCGGTACCTCGCGAGGATCCATCCTTGAAGCCCTCGCGGTGGCCGGCGACTACTTCAGTCCCTGGTTCGGCAACGACACCAAGCTGCACTTCATCCGGTCATTCGATCCGATCAACAAGATCCCGGACTTCGACTTCGATGAGGGCAACCAGGTCACCCGCGCGGACATTGTCAAAAGCAACGACCTGCTGACGGCACCCAACAGGTTTGTGGTCATCTCCAACTCCCCCGCTGACACTGCTGTGTCGGTAGTGGGTAGCGCCAGCGTGCCACCCAACGCACCGCACTCCTTGAAGAACCGTGGCTTCGAGATCCTCCAGGTGGAGGACATCCAGGTACAGAACGTGGGCCAGGCCAACGCGGTGGCGTTGAACTATGTCAACCGCCAGACCGTGTTCGAGCGGGTCACGATGACGACCGCTCCTGATCCTCGCCATGACTCCTACAACGTCATCCGGTGGCAGGGGGATCTGTGGCTGGAGTTGGCGTGGAGCCTGGCGATGACTGAAGGAGGAGGAATGAATCACCTGTTGAGGAAGGCATACCACCCGTGACCGAACCAACCCTGGACGCTGAAGCCCCTTCCCTCATTGGGGTCGGGGCTGAAACCATTGTGGACAGAGCGAAGGCTCTGGGTCTGACATGGACCCTGCGACTGGCCACGGTGGCTGTCGCCGGTAGCACAACCAGCACACAGATCCTGTACGACGGAGACACCGAGACCTCCACCTGCATCAGCCTGTTGGGTCACACCTCTCGGGTGGGTGACCGGGTCATGGGGATGATCGTGCCCCCGTCGGGCAACTTCATCCTGGGTCCAGCTCAAGCAACCCTGGGCCCTGCCGCCTATGGCGCTGGGGCACTGAACCAGGACGCCGGTACAGGCAACACCACGTCCACGTTCATGAGCGACATGCCAGGATCGCCGACCGTCTTCATGATCAAGGCGTACGACTCCACCAGGCTACAAATCAACTTCCACACCACCGTCCAGTTCAACACCGCCAGCAACCGGGGTCGGTTCGCCGTCAACATCGTGGGTCCAGGGGTGTCAGTGGACGCACCACTGGCCGGCTACCTGTGTGCCGCGCCCGCTGTCAACACTCACGCCCAGGTATCCGGAACCACCATCGTGGGCCCGTACACGGCGGGGCTTTTCACCTGCAAGATGCGCTGGTCCAGGCCAGTAGGCGCCGGCCGCATCGACCAGTTCGGTGCTGATGACTACAACTCAATGTCCATCATGGAGATCGCATGAAGGTTTACGTGCTCCCAGCTGATCTCTACGGATGCGGACACTACCGACTCATCTGGCCGGCTCAAGCTCTCTTCAATCAGGGAGTTGATGTCACGATCATGCCACCGAGCAAGGAAAGTGGTATCGCCTGTAGGACCGAAGACCTCCCGGATGGGACGCAGAAGGTCGTCTCCGTGCAGGTCCCAGCTGATGCTGACGTTCTTGTGGTGCAACGTCCCGCGCACCCACTTCAAGCCCAGATGATTGACATCCTCCGCCAGAACAAGGTCGCAGTCATCATCGACATGGATGACGACATGTCGTCTATCCACCCGAACAACGTCGCCTTCCATACGTATCGCCATAGCAACAAGCGTTCCCCTCTGTCCTGGAAATGGGCGATGGAATGCTGCAAGCGTGCCACCTTAGTCACCACCAGCACGACCCAGCTGCAGAAGGTGTACGCCAGGCACGGGCGTGGAATTGTCATCGATAACTACGTCCCGGAAGCCACCTTGAATTACCCGAAAGTGGACACGCTTGAGGGGTTTGGGTGGGCTGGTACCACTATCAGCCACCCTGGGGATCTGCAGGAGGTGGGGAAAGCTGCGCAACAACTGGTGGACGAAGGGTTCCCGTTTACGGTGGTGGGCCCGCCGAGCAAGGTCAAGGAGGTGCTACGACTCAAGGAGGCCCCCCCGTGCACTGGGTCCGTGAACCTCACCGACTGGGTACAGAAGCTGTCCACCACGTACGCCGTGGGCATGGTCCCGCTGGAGCCGACCGCGTTCAACACCTCGAAGTCCAGGCTCAAGGGGATCGAGCACATGGCGGCTGGGATTCCGTGGATTGCTTCACCTAGGGAGGAGTACCGTAGGCTCAACCGCGAGTCAGGCTGCGGGCTCCTGGCTGCCACCCCGAAAGAGTGGTATTCCCAGCTCAAGCGCCTGCTCACCGATGATGTGCTCCGCAAGGAGCAGGCTGAAATGGGGAGGCAGTACATGCAGGACCAGACAATCCAGGCAAATGCTTGGAGGTGGCACGAAGCATGGACAACGGCGATGCTCATGGAGCGCGGCTGAAGGTCTACATCGCCGGTCCCATCGACGGCATGGTCGACGGCAACCGGCCGGCGTTCGCGAAACGTGCCCGCCTGTTGACGGAGATGGGTTACATGCCCATCAACCCCTGGTCCATCGAACCGGCGCACGACGACAGGGCACATTGCATCGGGCCCGCCGTAGAACACAGTGAGGCACACCGTTACGGCTGCTTCCTCAGGGCTGACATTGGAGTCCTCATGTACTGCCAGGCGTTCACTCTGTTGAAGGGCTGGGGCCACAGTCCCGGTGCCCGGGCAGAGGCAATCGTGGCCCGGACAATAGGCATCCCGGAGTTGGTGTTCGCATGATCGCTGGAGCTTGGCACCGCTTCAAGGACGGCTACAGCTTCCGGGAGACCATCCACGGTCCCCTGATGGAGGACACCTGCGTCGACTGTGGAGCAGGGGTCTACTCGGTCCAGCCCACCGGTCGCATCGGTGCCGGTGGCATGGAAGAAGACACGTCCACGGTGTCTGCTCGCTGCTCCACGTGCGGGCGGAAGCACTACGGACTGCCGGCGTTCTGATGGAGACGAAAATATGGTTCTCGCCGGAAGACTTCGATGAAACAACCCTTGAGGTCCTCCACCAGGCATGGGCGTCGACACCTACGAACGCACCAGGTGACCGGAGGCGGGCAGGTCTAGCCGCCGCACTGAACTACATGTTCAACCTGGAGGTGACGGGTGAAGTTCGCCGTGATCCCGACGAACGGGCGTGACTGCCTGGATCAGTGTCTACAGGCCATCGTCGACCAGGTCGACGAGATCATCCTCATTGACACTACCGGGGGAGTGCCGCCGTGGTTGCCGTACAACATTGTCATCGATGACACGGCTCCCATCAACATCTCCCGTTGGTGGAACTGGGGCCTCAATATGGCGGCAGAAATAGCAGCGACACGCAGTAGCTACGAGGTGGCCATCATCAATGATGATGTCATCGTTCCACCGGACTGGTTCGATGCTGTGGCAACAGGTCTGCGGAAGTTCGACTGCGCCGCTGCCTGTTCCGGTGGGTACCCGGGTGTCAGCGATTCTGTCCTGCTGAACCCGGTGGCCGTGCCATTGGAGACGCGGATGCAGGGGTTCGCTTTCATGCTGGCCGGTGAGAAAGGGCTTCGGGCTAACGAGGATTTACATTGGTATTTCACTGACGATTACATCGATTGGGAGTCACGCAAGCTCGGTGGCATGAACATGATCGGTGGGTATCCGGTGGAGCACCTGTACCCGAACGGTCAGCTGACCCCGCACCTGGCTCGGCAGGTAGCGCGTGACGCGCAGACGTTCGTTGACATCTATGGAAGGCGTCCCTGGTAATGCATCTGCACGAGTTCTTGTCTCACGTACACGATGTGGTGAAGCCTCAGGTGTACCTGGAGGTAGGTGTCCAACATGGAACCAGCCTGAACCTGGCCCATGCTGCCGAGGTAGCCATTGGCATTGATCCGAACCCGCTGATCTCTCAATCCGGTAATCAGCTTATTTTCCCGTACCCATCTGATATGTACTTCACCGCTCCTCACGCTCCCACGATGGCCGATGGCGTCGACTTCGGCTTCATCGACGGTCTCCATCACTTCGAGCAAGCTCTCCGGGACTTCCTGAACATCGAGAAATACACGACCCAGGACTCCGTGGTCGTGTTCGATGATGTTCTTCCACGCAACCAGGAGGAAGCCAACCGGGTGCAGTGCCCCGGCGACTGGACCGGTGACGTGTGGAAGGTGACGCACATCCTGATGCGCTACCGGCCCGAGCTGACCGTGTACGAGGTGAACACCCAACCCACGGGGACATTGCTGGTCTACGGCTTCGGGCGTACGGGGAAGCCCAGTGCTCCCGCATACAACCTGGAACGGGTTGCTACCGAGGAGTACATGAAGCTGGACGTGGTACCAGAGGCCACGATCAACAGGGCTTACGCCGTGGATCCTGTGTTCGCGCTCAACGAGCTGAAGGAGTTCCTCAGTGGAGTGGACGAAGAGTAACCGGTGCGACACCGGCAACTGTGTTGAGTTCAAACACCCCGTGCCCGGCATGGTACTGATGCGTAATAGCACCATGGAAGACAAGATCCTCCCGTTCACGGAGGATGAATGGAATGCCTTCCTCGACGAAGTGAAAGCCGGAGGCTTTGAAATATGAGGATTGCAGTTACCGGTGGCGGAGGCTTCCTGGGCTCCGCCACCATCGCGTACGCGGAGTTGAACGGCGACACAGCATGGAGGTTTG